CGACATCGCCCGCCGCGCCGACGGCAAGGGGTCGATCGCCAACCGCTCGGCCGGCAACCCGCCAGAAGCCTATTGGGCCATCGTCAGCGGCAAGACCGGCTCGCCCGAGAACACGGTGATCGCGCGCATCGGCCAGGACGCCCGCAACCTGCAGACGGCCGCCAAGCTCGGCGGCGCAGTGATCACGTCGGCCACCGACTTGGCCACCGTGGCGGCGAGCCTGCACTACAACCGGCTGCCCTACTTTCAGATGCTGGCCAACCTGGGCCGCAACCTGAGCGGCGAGCAGCGCGCGTTCCTGCAGGGGCACGGGGTGATCGGCGAATCGCTGGCCAGCACGCTCAACCGCTGGACCGGCGACCACCTGACGCACAGCCTGAGCGGACGCCTGGCCGGCAGCGTGATGAAGCTGTCGTTCATGAACGCCTGGACCGACGGGCTGCGCAACGCCTTCGCGGCGACCATGATGCAGGGCTTCGCGAACAAGCTGGGCACGGCCTGGGGCGCGCTCGACGAGTGGGACCGCTTCCTGCTGCAGCGCAAGGGCATCACCGAGGACGACTGGGGCGTGATCAGCCGCGCGGCGCCGACCGAGCGCAACGGCGTGCCGTTCCTCACCGGCGACGGCATCCGCGCCACCGGCGCCGACGGCGCCAGCGCCGCGGCCACCAAGTGGCTGGCCTTCGTCAACGACGAGGCGCAGTTCGCGGTGATCAACCCCGACATGGCCACGCGCGCCATCGTCACCGCCGGCGGCCTGCCGGCCGGCACGGTGCGAGGCGAGGCGATGCGCAGCTTCATGCAGTTCAAGAGCTTCCCGCTGGCGATGCTGACGCGGCACTGGCGGCGCATCTTCGAGACGCCGCAGGGCCTGGAGGGTGCGCCGGCGGGCTACGGCGCCGAGTCGGCGGCCGGCGCCGGCGTGAACCGGCTGGCGGTGCTGGCGGCGCTGAACGTGTCGCTGGCGATGCTGGGCGCTGCGGTGCTGCAGGTGAAGTCGCTGCTGGGCGGCCGCGACCCCTACGACATGACGCAGGCGAAGTTCTGGGGCAAGGCGATGGCGCAAGGCGGCGGCCTGGGCTACCTGGGCGACCTGATCCTGAAGGACCCCACCGAGCAGCGCGGCAACAGCGTGGAGCAGGGCGTGGGCTCGATCCTGGGCCCGACCGCCGGCGCGGCCGCAGGGCTGCTGGGCGACCTGCTGGTGGTCAACGCCTGGGAGGCGGCCAAGGGCAAGGACACGCACGCGGCCGCCGAGGCGCTGCGCTGGACCAACTCGCAGCTTCCCTACGCCAGCCTGTGGCAGGTGCGATCGAGCTGGGAACACCTGGTGCTGCACAACCTGCAGGAAGCGGCGAATCCGGGCTACCTTTCGCGCATGCGGCAGCGCGCGATGAAGGACTGGGGGCAGGGGTACTGGTGGGCGCCGGGCGAGGCGCTGCCCGACCGCGCGCCGGACTTCGAGCGGGCGTTCGGAGGCCACTGATGACGCCGCACCAACGCGACCAGATGATCGGGCTGCAGGAGCGGCTGGTCGACCTGCTGATGTCCGAGGCCGACCCCGGTACGATGCCCAAGGCCGTGAAGGCGCGCTGGCAGCGCAAGCGCCAGGCGCAGGAGACCGCGCACCTGCTGCTGCGGCTGGAGACCATCCTGGCCGCGCCGAGCCCCGCGCCGGGCGGCAAGGGCGACGCCCGCGGCGAGCGAGAGGCCGACGACCTGATCGAGCGCGTCAGGGCCAAGTCCCTGGAGGCGGCTCAGGCTGCACGCGCGCGCAGGGCCACGTCGAGCGGGGATGGCTGATCAAGAAGTCGATCGATCGTTCGCCGCGTTCTTCGGGGAGTGGGCCTACACGCGGGGCTGGGACGTGCCCGATGTGCACTGGGATGCGGTGACGTGGCTTGAAGACCGCGGCCCGCTGGCGGTGCTGCGCTGCTTCCGCGGCTTCGGCAAGAGCACGCTGCTGGCGATCTACAACGCCTGGTGCTACTGGCGCGATCCGAGCTACCGCATCCTGCACCAGGGCGACCAGGACCGCACGGCCTACAAGACCGCACGCGACACCCGCCACGTGCTGCAGCACCACCCCTTCACCCGCGGCTGCGCCGAGCTGCTGTTGCGTGGCAGCGAATCGTTCTGGTGGGTCAGCGGCTCCACCGACGAGCGCAACCCGTCGATGCAGGCGGCGGGCATCACAAGCAACATCACCAGCTCGCGCTGCGACGAGGCGCAGAACGACGACGTGGAGGTGCCGCGCAACATCACCAACCCCGAGGCGCGGGCCAAGATGCGCTATCGCCTGGGCGAGCAGACGCACTGCATGGTGCCCGGCGCGCGGCAGCTCTTCATCGGCACGCCGCACACCCACGACAGCCTGTACGACGAGATGGAGCGCATGGGCGCCGACTGCCTGACGATCAGGATGTTCAAGCACGAACGCCGTTTCGAGGACGTGAAACCGGGCCGGCATGCCGTCGGCTTCAGGCCCGAGCTGGTGCTGGCGGGCATCCATGCCGGCACCGCGCTGCTGGTGGAGGGCGAGGACTACGTGCTGCGCGACGGCGGCACGGTCATCGAGTTCCTGCGTCCGCGCGACGGCATCGTGGACTGCTACGCCGGCTGCGCCTGGCCGCAGCGCTTCACGAGCGCCGAGATGGTCAGCCGGCGGCGCAAGTGCAAGACCGTCAACGAGTGGGACAGCCAGTACCAGCTGCACAGCCGGCCGCTGCACGAGGTGCGGCTCGATCCGGCCCGGTTTCGGCGTTATGAGGTCGAGCCCGTGCTGCGCTATGCCAACCGCGAGACCGCGCTGTGGCTGGGCCGCGCGCGCATCGTCAGCGCCGCCTGCCGCTGGGACCCGGCCGGCGGCAAGGTGGGCAGCGACGTGTCGGCGCTGGCGGTGGTGCTGTCCGACGAGTTCGGCAACCGCTACTGGCACCGCGCCGTGGCGCTCGAAGGCGAGGTGGCCGAGTTCGCCGCCGACGGCAAGACCATCACCGGCGGCCAGGTGCATCGCATCGCGCAGGTGGTGAAGTCGCTAGCCATCCGCCGGGTGACGGTGGAGAACAACGGCGTCGGCACTTTCGCGCCGGCCATCCTGAAGGCCGCGCTCAAACAGGCCCGGGTGCACGACTGCGGCGTGGCCGAGGAGCCGTCGACGACGAACAAGAACCGCACCATCCTGGAGGCCTTCGAGGGCCCGCTGGGCAGCGGCAAGCTCTGGGCGCACGCCTCGGTGCTCGACGGCCCGGTGTGGGCGCAGATGCGCGACTGGAACCCGGCGGTGAAGTCGCAGCCCGACGACTTCCTGGACGCCGGCGCCAAGGCCCTGGCCGAGACGCCGGAGCGCATCGGCCGCATCGCGCCGCCCGCCGATGCGCGCTGGATTCCGCGCGGGCAGGAAAGGGACGATTGGCGCCCATCCGCGGGGGTGTTCGAGGTCGAGCTGGAAGACTGATCGAGCCGCGCCCGCGCCACCCGACGCGCGAGGTGCCATGCCGGTCCCGATCCAGACCCCGATGAACAGCTACACCGGCAACGGTGTGTCCACGCTGTTCGCATTCGACTTCCTGCTGTTGCTGGCCACCGACCTGGTGGTGACGGTGACCGACCTTTCGGGCGTGGTCTCGACCAAGACGCTGGGCGCGGACTACACCGTCAGCGGCATCGGCAACGTGAACGGCGGCAGCGTGAACTTCACGGCCGCGCCGCCGGCCATGCACGCGGTGCGCATCTTCCGGGCGGTGCAGCTCAAGCGCGACACCGACTATGCGGAGAACGGCGACCTGCTGGCCGACACGCTGGACCGCGACTTCGACCGCCTGTGGATGGCGCTGCAGGACCGCTTCGGTGGCGCGATCGGCCTGGCCAGCACGCTGCGCGTGCCCGCGAGCGAAACGATCCCCGAGCTGCCCGGCCCGTCCGGCCGGGCCGGCCTGTACCCGAAGTTCACGTTGAGCGGCGACCCCACGGTCGCGGCCGGCACCGGCACCGGCGGCGGGAGCGGCTCGGCCATCTGGTTCAACGTGAAGGACTACGGCGCCGTCGGCAACGGCGTCGCCAACGACACGGTGGCGATCCAGGCGGCGATCAACGCGGCCTATCCGGTGGGCGGCGTGGTCTATCTGCCGGCGGGCACCTACCGCACCACCAGCGGCCTGGTGATCGACTACGGCGGCCTGAACCCGGCGGACACGGGCTTCGGCGCCAAGTGCACGCTGCGCGGCGACGGCGCCTCGGCCAGCCGCATCCGCGCCACCTACGGCGAGTACGCCACGCTGACCATCAAGGGCGGCACGGGCGCCGGCTTCCTGAGCCAGCAGACCTTCGAGGGGCTGTACATCGAGAAGGAGGCCAGCGGCGCCAGCAAGAACGGCACGGCGGTGGTGCTGGACGACCTGGCCTACGCGGTGTTCCGCGACATCACCATCGCCGGCGCGGCGCGGGCGGTGGTCGGCACCGACGTGCTGAGCACGGCCTTCTACTCCTGCCGCTTCATCTACGGCATCGACGCGCTGACCTTCTCGCAGGCCGACATCTCGCCGCCGAACGCACTGTTCTTCGACCAGTGCGTCATCGCCAACAACCGGGGCTACGGCCTGAACTTG